GCATACCGCAATTTATAACTTAAATAGTTATAAACCAAAAGTATTGATAACTTTTTTTATTTAATAATCAGTAATTATTTCTTGTATCAAGTTTTTAAGTCTATTAATTATCTTCTCGTCTTTGAATTTTTCCATTATTTCTTCGTACTCTTTAATCTCTGGTTTTATATTATGTATTTCAATCTGTTTTAATTCGATAGCAAAAAGATAATAACTCTCCTCCAGACTTATTTTAAGATTGCGTAGTATGTTATCAATAGATAATTTATAGTTTCCCTCTGTTCTTATTATTTCGCTCTTAAAATAGCCTATAAATAATTTTGCGAATAGTAAATTTTTATCAATGATTGGATCTTGTATTTTATTATAATATTTTATAATATTTTTTAAAGCTATCTCGTCTTGAACATTCATTTTTCTGCCAACGTTTCTAGCATTCATTAATTGATTTATGTCTTGTCTTGTCATTATGTAAACATTGTTTTTAAATTATCGTCAATTGTGTCCTCGCTGATATATGGTAGCCAGTCATTATTTATTCTTATTGTGAAATCTGCAAATTTCATATCGCCTCTTGACCTCCTACATTTTACGCTTGAAAATTCTCCCTCGTCTTTAACTAAAATTACATTTTCACATTTTTGCTGGAGCATAGTTCCCAAATGACCTCTTGACTTTTGGCTATTTGGATTTACGTGGACAACTCCAGAAATATGACATTTAGTTAAACTACTGTATTTCATTAGTAAACCAATAAATTCAGAGCATTCGTGCTGACTGTTAAAGTCTTTTATAAAATCAACAAATCCGTCCAGCATAACAAAACCTAAATCGTCTTTGTATTCGCTCTCCATAAATAAATAATGTAGCAATTCAAGTCTTTCGTCAATACTTTTTTCTCTCCACTTAAACATTTTATATACAGTTGGAAATCCTCCAGCCATTTCTGGGACTCTTTTACCATTTAACCAAACATCGTAAGCACTTTGCTCCGTATCTATTGAAAATATATATTTATTTGGGTTTAAATGTCCAACTAATAAGTCATTAGTATAATTATTTGACCTACCTCCAACGATTGATGCCTCAATTAAACTCTTTAAAAATGATTTTCGACTTTTTTCTTCTCCCATTATCATTGATAAATTGCCCTCGCTCATAACTTTTATTGGATTGTTGTTATAATTGTTGCGTCCACAACTTAAAATAATTGGTGGCTTTTTAATTTTCTCGTTTAGATTTACAATAGTGTTTTCAAAATCTAAAGCTGGTTTTTTCTTCTGATAATCTATTTCGTAATTATCGATTATTTGTTTTGTCATATAATTGGGTTTTTGATTTGTATGCTGAATAATATTTTTGGAAACTTTCTTCCTTTAAAAAATGATCTGGTGTTTCAAGTGTGATTGGTAATTTGTTTTTTTGCATATAAAAGCCTTTTAAGGCTTGAATAATGTTTTGTTTGCCGTAAGATATACAAAGTTTTTTAAATGCCTTGTGTTGATGCTCTGCTAATTTTAAAATATATGATTTTGGACTTAATTCTTTCCAGTGTTTTAAAAACTCTTTTTCACTGTAACCCTCTTTGCCATATTTTATTTCGTGAACATCTATTTTTTCAAATTCTGGCTCTGGAGATATATATATATTATTATTATTTATACTATTATCTTTAAAGTTTTCTTTTATACCCTCTATAATAATTGTTATATACCTATTAAGAATTTCTTTACTACCCTCTTTATAAATAATTTCTCTGTTTACATAGCCATATTTAACTAAATTACTTATCCAATTGCTTACGCTTTGAGTTGTTACGTCATAAAGCTTTGCAAAATAGCTATTGGAGGCAAAACATTTTCCAGTTTTATTAGTCAATGCCGTTATTTCAGCGTATAAAAGTTTCTCGTTAGGTTTCAGTCGGTTGTCATATCTTACCTTTGCTGGTAAAATAGCATAATAGTTTGGTGTTTCATTCATTTGTTTTGTTTGTTAAAATTTCTTTGCAAAGTAAATAAGGTATTTTTGACCTATTGTAATTATCTTTTAAACCTTGTGTCCCAGTTCTTGCTCCTCTTGGTGCGTCTTCGTGATGACATTTAATATTGCCATTAAAACATTTAGATCTTGGTTTCCAGCCTTTAGGATTAAACAAAGGATTATAAATATTATTACTCCAAATATCAGTTGGTTTTGCTCTTGTATCTCCGTATTTACAATACCAAACAGTAGTTCTTGGAATACCTTTTACAACATCTAATTTTCTCAATTTACCTCTTGGATTTTCAATATAAAAAAATAAATTTGAATTTATGTTTAAAAAATAATTTATAATTTTTAAAGTTGAGTTTACATATTTAACTCCTTTCAATGCGTTATCTGATTTTGGAGTATGGTTTTTATTCCAATGTTTACCAATACTTGCAACCGAAAAATAAGTACAAGGAGGAGACGCCCAAATTATATCTGGAGTAAACGGCACTTTTAAAACATCAAAGCTATTAATATCGGTAACATAGTCAATTTTATCAAATGCATTAATATCAGAAGAAAAAATATTATAATTTAATTTATCGCATTCATTTCCAATACTTCTGCTACCAGCAAAAAGTTCAAGTACATTCATTTGTTTTGTTTAAAAATCGAGCGTCAAAGTTACAATAAATAAATATATACATATTGTTCTGTAATTAAATTGTTCAGTAGGCTGTATAACTTCCCAACCTACCAAAAATCTATCGTGTGGATAATGAAATTGTATTGTTAATTCCCAATTCATTATAATACACCTCTTGCGTCTGTAACATTATTGCCACAATTAATAACCTCTCCTTTTTGATTTTGTTTTTTCCATTTAAGGCTTTTTAAAAACAATCCAGCTCTTTCGTCATAATCCATTTTTTGCTCTTTGGTTAGTGTTCTATATTCTTTTTCGTTTTTAGTTAAGCCTCCAGACATACTATTAACAATTCTTTCAAGCTCTGCGACATTATCTAATTGCTTATTTAATTGGTTTGTCAATCTTTGAATTTCAATGCTCTCCTCGTCTGTAAAGTCTATAACTTCCGTATTGTAAAGAGCCATATATTTTTTATATAAATTTCTATATTTCTCCAAACTCATCATATATTCAAAAGTATTATTTCTTGAATGTATAATAGTTGAATGGTCTCGGTCAACAACTTTAGCAATTTTTATTGTGCTTTCGCTTGTTAGATCTAAAGCTAATTTATAAAATAATACTCTAAATAAAACTATTGGTCTATGTCTGCTCCTAGTTGAAATATCAACTCCAGCCTCTTGGTCTAAATGGTTTTTAAGATTTATTAATGTCTTGTTCATATTTAATTATTTGATTGTTTAAATGTTTTAGTAATTCTTCTTTTTCAAATTTATGCAATTTACTTATACTATTTGCTTTTAAAGTAAGATTATCTATATAATCAGTTCCTTTGTAATTTTCCAGCCATTTAATAAACTCCAATGGCGTTTTGTGTGCTGAAAATGTACTGCTAAAAGTGTGATGTCCAACGCATAAGCAAATTCCGTTTTTTACGTCCCAACGGACGCTCCTTTTACTTCTAGAGTAAATATGATGTGAATTAAGATAACTTGTTTTGCCACAATATTCGCATTTGTTTCCAGCACGTAATTTGACCAATTTACTCCAAGCGATGTCAAGTTTTCCGTCAACTCCTTTTAGTTTTTTCATTAATTCATTTTTAATTCAAGGTGCATTGATATTGCAACGTTTTTTGATGCGTCCATTATCTTTCGGCACATATAAAGCTCTGGAACAACTTGCTCTGCGTATTTTTGCTTTTGAGCATTTACAGTCGATTTATGCAAGTGATATTCAGCGTTAAACTTCTGGTGGTATTCAACTTGCTTTTGTGCCAGAAAAAACATATTTGTACTTAATATTCTTTGCATCTGGTTTAGATCTTTGTATTGTCCACTTTCATAAGTTGAAACAACTCTTGTAATATTTTCTAAAATCTCCTCAAGGCTTTTCATTTTATAATATTTTTGATTTGTTTAATATCGACTGTTCCGTATCTTTTATGTACGCCTCGCAAATAAACTTCTGCGTTATCAATCTCCTCTTGATTATTAGAGTATAAATAAACTCTTAATTGGTCTTGTATTTCTGTTAGTTCTGTTTTCATTTGTTTGTTTTTTGAAATTCTTCTGACTCGTCTTCTCCAAATATTCCCAATTCGTATAAATTACATATCTGCAAAACGGCTCTTGCAAACGCTCTCTTTTCTGCCATTTCACATATATACCAACTCGAAGTATTCCCAGTTTCAGTATATTTTTTGGTTTCAGCATTCCAACTCTTTTTTCCATACTTTGCCGAGCCAAACGTTTCTATTTGCTCGTCTCCTTTAATTGCAGTCGCTTTAACAACGCAAAACTCTGCCGTTGACGTTATGGCTTCATATTTTATTTTAATGTCCTCTAACGCACTTATTTTAGATATTCCACTTCTAGTAATTATTAAATAATGTTTGTGCTGGAATACATCTTCTTTCGTTAAATTATAACGCTTATACATTTCTGCTACTTTTTCTCTGTTCATTTTGTTTAGTTTAAATTGTTAATTTCAAGTTTTGCCTCTAATTCTTTAATTCGGTTTTGTAATGCCTCGACTCTGTATTGGTGTTCTGTCAATACTGCGTCAGTTGTCTGATTGCTAAAATTTGTTTTTACCATTTTGTTTTGTTTTTAAGATTAATAAATTATTCCAGCGTCCATATACATTTGGACTTTTTCATTACTTGCTACATAACTTGCTTTTCCGTTACTTGGCTCTGCAAATACTAAAGTAAATGCGTTGTAAGTTCCACAAATAACAAGAGTACTTTTTAGTTTTACATTTACTGTCCAGTAATCGTTTCTTTCTTCTATTGATAATATCTCTCCTTTGCGTTGAAATATAGTTTCAATGTACTGCTCTTTTGTTAATTTAATTGGTTTAATCATTTTGTTTTGTTTTTTTTATTGTTAATTATCTGTTTTCGTATTCGTCAAATTTCAAACCTATTGAGTCGCATAAAAATTGTTCCTCAAACCAAAACATATCGTTTATTTCTGTTTCAGTAGGTGGCGTATTATAGTAGAGATCTTCAAATGTATACTCCAGCATTTCTAATTCGTCATTTGTAAATTTATGATCTTCAGCACCAGACCAAAATTCGAAATTTGTTAAGTTGATATCTTTTGTGTATTTCATTTTGTTTTGTTTTTAGTTATTATTTTAGCTCTCCGTCTTTTGTCCAAAATGTAGAGTCTAAGGCAGTTATTGTTGACTTCAATCTTTTAAGTTCATCTTTGTCACTTTCGCATACTGGAAAAAAACTTTCATTAATATCTTCCTCTAAGTTATCTGCTCGAATTGATAATGCACTTATAATGTCTAATGCTTGATTACTGTTTAATTTGATACTTTTTTTCATAACTTGTTGATTTTTAGTGTTTTCCATTTTGTTTTTGTTTGTTTTGTTTCTAATTATACCGCAATATAGAAAGAATATAGTTATCCACCAAACATATTGATAACTTTTTTGAAGAAAAATAAAAAAACTACTCGAAAATGTGAGTCAATCTCGCAATTTGACCATATTGCTTATGATGTATAAATGCCTCAACGCCCTCAACTGCTCCAGTATATCCGTTTCTGTGATGCCAACTGTCAGCCGTACTCGGACTTCTTAAACTTTCTACTGTGCAACCTATAAAATCCTTACTTGTTTTGTGGTGGACGTGATGCGTATAAAAATAACGCTTTTTGCAGTTGGACCAATCCTTACTCTCGTGAGCCATTAAGTTTGGCAAGTCTCCAATCTTTGCTCCGTCTCCGTGAGTAGTACCGATTAAGTTGTTATGATAGGTAAAATATTTTCTGTGAGCAATACCAGTATCAAAAGTTATATTCTTGCAATGTCTAAAATGGCTCTCAATAGTTTGTGACAACATAAAGCCACTAATATAATCGTGGTTACTTGGATTAAATGTAAAATGTACATCAGCAATTGATATTAATATCTCCAAAACATCGACATAAAGCTTTTTAGCCATTAAAAAATTTTCATACCACATTCCGTCCGTATCTTGAGGAGTTCCAGAAGTAGTTTTACGATGTGGAGTATCGATGTGTAAAATATCGTTTCCAGCGATAAAATTTATCTTATCTATATCAAAACCATTGGAAGACTTTAAAACGCCTCTTACACCCTTTAAAACTCGTTTAACGGCTATCTGCGAGTTATACTCTTGGCCAGTTTCTAATCTGGTACATAATTTTCCAATATGAATGTCTGCTGGATCTAAAACCATTAAGTGTCCAGCTTTAGATTTTTCCCTTTTTATTTCTGGATATTTTGGAGAGTAATTATCTAATTCTTTAATTAAATCTTCAACAAATTGATTTCTTTTTGCTGACTGAAAATTTGGGTTTTTTACAAATAGACTAGCATTGTCGCTTTTAAGCCAAGCGTGTTTTACATCGTCAATATGCACTCCACTTTGTTCGGCTACTTGTTTTAAACCTCGATACTCTTGAATAATATCGACTTCGTCTTGTTTTAATCTTAATCTTGTTGTGTTCCTATTTTGCTCTGACATAATAAATTGTTAGCCAACAATATACGAAATTATTTCTTTTTCTTTTTTGACTTGTTATTTTCTTTGATTAGATAGTACCAACGTGAGATTGTATATCCAAGTATTACAACTCCAGTAAGTGTCGCAATAAAGGTGTTAAATCCACTTAAATTTATATATAAACCCAACGTGCCGAGTATAGCCATTTTAATATCTGTAATATTCATTTTATATTTTTTTTCTTTAATCACTTTTTTTAATTGTTTTCATAACCTTTTCAATGCCTCGACTTCCAAAATAAAATATAGTCATTGTTCCGAATAAAGATTGTATCACTGGAATATATAAAGGATTTATTTTAAAGCTACCAATGTTTCCGTCAAAAAATACCATTGAAAGAAATAAGATAAACATACAACCGAAAGTAACTGGTCTTATAAGTCTTGTAATTGTATGCTCATTGTCGATTTTTAACCTCTTGGTCATTTCGACCATTTCAATCATATCGTTTTCCATTTCGAGTAGCAACAATTCTTTATCTGCGTTTTTTAGATCTTTGTCACTTCTAATCGCATTCCCTAATTTAGCCAAACCTTGAACGCCAGTAATTTCTCCAGCTAATTCTAAAAGCTCTGGAGCAACTTTTTTTCCAGTCATAGCTAACCAACGCAAAGCATTTCCAACGTTTGTGCCTTTGCCTCCGTTTTTTATTAATTTAGGGTTTTTATTTTCCATTACTCGCCATAATCATTGCAATTATTATCATTGATAACAATACAGTTACTAATAAAATTTTACTCCTCAAAATCTTCTGGGTTTGGTGGTGCTGGTTCTTCTTCTTCTTCATCTTCTGGCTCTGGATAAGGATTTATTCCGTTTTCAATTAAAACCTCTGCCCAATCCTCCTCGTTATCAAAAGTCGTTAAAACTGGTTGCCCAGTTGTCATAGTTTCATCTGGTGTAACGTCTCCCCAGCTCATAATAACATCTTCGTCATTGTAAGTTATAAACCATTTTGTTTCCGTTGGAAAATCTATTGAGTTTGCCATAATTATTTTTTTATACTAATCCTCCGTCTGTTATTGTCCAGCCTCTTGATACTAATGTATTTCTTCTGGTTTGTCCAGCCGTTGTGTATTTAATTGTTCCCATTCCTAAAGTCACATTTAATTGACCTCCTTGTACACAAGCGTCCAATAAATTATCATAGTTTGCAGAGCTAAATTGCAAGTGTGTTCTATTGTCCATAAATTTAGCCATATTAGTAATTGAAGATAAATCCCAATTGCTTAAATCTTGGTCAAAATCAGTAGCAAGTTGAAACATACTTTCCATATTGGTAACGTTTCCAACGTCCCAACTTCCAATAGGCTGGTCAAAATTATTACAATTATAAAACATTCTATACATATTCGTTGCACTAGAAGTATTCCAACTACTTATATTTTGATTAAAAGCATCTGCACTATAAAACATTTTGTCAAAATTATCAACATTGCTAACATTCCAGCTCGAAATATCACGATTAAAAATGTAACAAGTTGAAAACATATCTTTCATAGTTGTAACAAGTCCAGTATCAAAGCCACTTATATCTCCATTAAAATTATCATTGCCTTTAAACATAGTTTCCATATTTGTTGCACTAGACGTATTCCAATTTGTTAAGTCTTGATTAAATGAAACTCCACTTACAGTATGAATGTCTGTAAAAAAACCTTTAAAATTTTGGTTACTGCTTACATCTAAAGTGTTAATACTAGAATTATTAAAACTAGTTCGTGCTATAAAATTGTCCATTCTCGTAAGTGTACTTGTGTCCATTCCAGTTAAATCTCCGTTAAACTGTTGAGAATTATAAAAAAGAGAATAAGCACTACTAGTTACGCTTGTTAAATCAAATGGAGCGTCACTATTAAAATTCAAATACATACCAGAAAACAATTGATTTACTCTAGTACAATTTGACAAATCCCAACCACTCGCATCAAAATTTAAAGCGTAACAATTATAAAACATATAGGAAATGTTTAAACAATTACTCATATCCCAATTAGATAAATCGCCTACAAATTGCTGACAATTCATAAACGCCCAAAAAGGATTTGGAACGTTTGTCCAATCCCAATCTTCTATATGCTGGAAAGTAATCATATTCGTATTATTATAGAACATAAATCCAGAGTCTCCACTATTTATAATTGGCGTATCTCTACAATTCGGACCTCCTATAAGATTTGAACATTGTCGCATTCTTAAAGTAGAAAAAGTATAAGTTCCAAAGCCTAAAACTTCTTTTAATTTGTCCCTAGATGTAGTATTACTTTGAGTGTCAAAATGGGAGCATTCTCCGTCAATTATTATATTATAATCTCCAGCAGTTGAGTAAGTGTGTGACCTATTTGCGTAAGTATTTGCGACTGGGACACTTCCGTCTCCCCAATCAATCGTGCCAGTATATGTGCCATTAGACTTATAAGGCAATTCAATTACTTCATTTACACTTGTAGTTGTCCAACGTGTCTCAAATCCACCAGCAACAACTGGCTGAACGTATCTATAAGAATTTATAAAATTCATAATATTATTTTATTTTAAGTACATATTCTATTGTTATAAACCATAGTAGCTTTTAAACCAGCTCCAGCATCTGTACTTCCTACTTGTGTTATTCTGACTTGAAATTCATCGCCAATTGCTAAACTAAAAGTAGTGCCATTTATTACTTGTTGAGTTGTTGCAGTCGCAGTAAGTTTTTCTCCAGCGTCAATAATTGGTGTTATAGTATAAACAGTTGTTCCGTTTTTTAAAACATCAAATTCTAAATTTGCACCAGTTGGAGCTTCTGTTACTGAAAACTCGACTGACGAAACATAAGGATAATCTCTATTGCAAATCATTGTAAAAACTCTGGCAACTGCCAAATCGCTATCTTCATCACTACAAGCGAAATCCATATAATCTGGAGTAAAAATCAATTCAGTTGGATTTGGTAATCCATAACCAACTTTAACGTTTTTCCCATTTTGACAATCATAACTTGCTGGTGTATCTGTTAAGCCAGTAAACGTTGAACTAGACGGAGTATTAATCCAACTTAATTCGCCACTTGCGTTTGACTCTAATATTTGATTAGTTACATTTGGCAAAGCATTTGGCAGTTGCAATTCATAACTATTGCCTCCAGCGTGATTTGGGCCTTTTATACCTACAAAGTGAGCATTACCATTTTCGCAATATAATTTAAGAATACCTTGTTCAGTCGCTCCGTCTCCTAAAATACCAATTTCGTTAGTAACCTCTATTTTAGTTGATTTGTCAGTCGTAAAAAATGCTCCAGCACCTAAAGAGCCACTATCATTATACTGGACTTGTGTATCTGCTCCACCGACTGTTACACCAGCTTGTTGGTCTACATTTACCCATTCCTCCTCGTTACTATCATAAGCAATTACTTGTCCGTCTGCTAGAGTATTTTCGTCAATAACAACGTCCAATAAATCTTCTAATAAAATTGGTTGTGCTACCCATTCATTATTATTTGTATCAAAATATAAATAATTATCAGTTTGTGGTGCTGGTACATTTACGTTTCCAACATCATTTAAAGAGGATATACTTCCAGCGTTAAAATTTTGTGCCTCTTTTTGATAACTAAAGTTCCCTCTTACTACGTGAATTAAATCAGTTTCTTGAGAATTTGTTAATGCTGGTCTTTCCGTTAATTTTTCGTTGTCTAATGCCATTTTTTAATCGTTAAATATGTAGTTTGTTAAAACTCCTCCGTTAAATATAAAATTCTTATCTACATCGTTAAATATGTAATTCTTTTCGTAATCAATAGGAAACATTGGATCTAAAGCGTCAATATAATACGCTTGATTATCTTCTTTTGCAGTTATTGTAATTTGATAACTATTTGCACTTGATTTATCGCTACCAGTTGTATCGGTAACAGTAGCCTCGCAACCATTATATAAACCAAGTATTCTAATATTGCCAACTCTATCAATAAAAATCGCTCTATAATCTTTATTTACGAGTTTATAAGCCTCGCTACCCTCGTAAGTTTTAAGCAACTCAAAATTTAAAGTCTGTGTCCAAGTCACATTTCCTCTTTCGATGCTTGTATTCTCGCTAAAATCTGACACTTGACTAAAGTAAGTGTAAATAAAAGTCGTTGGAAACTGTACTAATTTTTGCCCTAAAGTTTTAATTTGAGAACGTGAATATTTTACAAAAGGAAATAAATAAATCGCATCAATACCTCCTTGTAAATTTTTACAAATCCTATCTTCTATATTTGAAATATCACAATTACTCATCGCAACCTAAATTACAATCGTCTAATAAATTATTATTATTCAATTTTGTGTTATAATTATTTGAATTACCAAAATACCAGCCTCCAATAGTTCGCATCTTTTTTTCTGCGTCAACTTCTTCTTGACAAACCTTATATTCTGGCAATGGGTTTTTACAAATCCACTTTTCAAATCTTATAATATACATATCAGCCAATCCAGAATACTTTTGACTCAACATTACAATATCTTCCTTGTCCATTAATTGAGTATTTTCTGGAGTATATTTAAAAGCACCTCCATTTGCTATCGTAAAGGGAGAAATTTCTATATAAGATGCTAAAGCTTGGTTTTTAGTTATTGGCTTTATATAGTTATTATACAATTCAAGGTACTTTCCAGCGAGTGTATTGTTCTCGGCATTAGTTAGTATATAATTATATAGTTGAGTGCCTAAAAGAGCCTCTAATACAGTAATTTGAGTGTTAGCAATACAGAAAACATATTTGTCAAGGTCAATATTACCTCCCAATATTGTGGTCTTTGCGATTTCTTGTGGTGTTACAAATAAAAACTCTGCCATTTGTCTATTTTTTATCTATTTGTTTTAATTTCTTTGACGCCCAGTTGATACCAGAAGTACCTCCCCAACCTAACCAAGCAACATATCCCTTATCTTTCCAAGGAGTCGATTTATTTTCGGCACTTACTTCAGCGTTTTTTTTGTGTCTTTGAAATGCTGACATTCTCGCAATCGTTGAACGACTAATATTTCTGCCTTTCGCTAATTGATTTGCACGTACCCAACCAACTCTTGTCATTCCTTTTACTTCTGTTCCGTATTTCTCTCTCCAGTCTAAAACTTTTTGAGCGTTATTCTTTGCACTTTCTGGATAGTCATTGTAGCTTTCAAATTCAACCTCAACATCTTTAGCCAATCTTTGAGGTGTTACTCCACTATCTCGATAATTTGGCGTTAGACTCCAGTAATTATTTTGTTGCTCTGCAATTTGTGCTACTTGCTTTGGATTAGTTTGCCATTTTGCGTCTGCTCTTTCGCTTGGCTCTAATTCCAATATCATTTTAACTGCCTTTGTAACTGTTATTCTTTTATTGTTTTCTTTTAAGAAAATAACTCGCTCAAACCAATGTTTACAGTTAACACCACCTTTATAAAGAAAAATATTATATGAAGTATCTCCACTTGGAGCAAACTTTGAATTTGCAGTTGACTGCTTATCCAAATCTTCTATTCTGTAAAATCTTCTTGCACTTAAAACCTTTGTACAAAACTCTCTTTGATTACTTTGACTTGGTGCTCCAGCGTATCGGTATCTTACTGCAAATAAACTCGTATCTTGTTTACTCTTTTTTTCTGGAGTTGCCTTTGGAGATTTTGTCATTTCCAAAAGGTAATCGTCAAGTACTCCCTCTGTTAAAGTAACCTCGTCACAACGTCTTATATCAATAGGAATATATCCGTCAAGACTTTCTTCTCCCATTTCTATAAACTCGTCAATGCTATCTTTTTTTTTTAGACCAATATCAGTATTGTTCTCCTCGCTACTTTCTTTTAACTCATCTTCGGTTAATGGTTTAAACATAAGATCTAAATTCATTCCGAATTGTGAAATTATATGCTCAAAACTTTCAGTCATAAAATCTTTTTTAGGCTGAATTACTCGCTTTACCATTTGACGCTCTGCCATATCCATTTCTTCTGCAACACTACTAAAGCCACTTGAGGTACTTAAACCAATAATACTAGGAGAAATGACTCTGTGAGCCGTCATAATCTGATTTTTAGCCTCTCCACTTAACCAATCCCATTGTTTATGTATAGCAGAATTTTGAGGTAATGGAGTAACCGTTATTTCAACGTCAGCACCATTGAAAGATAAAATAAACTGCGATGCGTTTGGTGTTCTGGTTAGTCGATTTCTTACTTGTCTTTCAAAATCGTCTTTTTCTTGTGGCGTAAGTGATTTTCCGTTTGGTACATTTATTATATATCCAGCACTTAAACCATTTTTAATTGAGTTTATATTTAGGTTTGCAAGTTCCTCCTCAAATTCGCAATAAGGCATTCCAGCTAAATAATCTGGTGTTGCAAAATATACATCTCCAACAGTATAAGGACTTCCAACATAAATACTTATTGGAGCATTGGCGTTATAACCAAAAGCTGGGAATTGCTCTGGAGGATTTTGATTTATTTTTCTCCAGTTTCTCGAATACCAATAACTATCAATCTCATAATCTTCATTGCATATACTCGGCACAATCATTTGTTTTGGAATATGCTTTATGCTTGAAATGTCTCCTCCTTTTGTTTGAATAACTTGACACGCAAACTCTCCAAATACTTGAAAATCTGCAACCATTTTTCTAATGTCTGCTGGTCTTAATACTGTTTGTAATTTTGCCCAATCATTAACTCCGTAAATTCCATTCTTATAAGTTAAGCCACCTCCGTAGATTAAACTGTTGTATGTTTTGTTTATTGAAGAATTTGTTGGACTTCCGTTGTTTCTATCAATGATATACTGATAAAAGCTATTATGGTGTCCGTTTAACACATAGCCTCTGGATTTGTTTTCTACAACCTTTGGTCTTACGTAATTTGATAATGTTATTAATTTTATGTCCATATCTTAATAATAATACGCATTTTTTGTAATTAAATACTCTTGTGGCTCTTGACTCGTTGCAATACTTAAACCTCTATAAACGATCTCATCGTTACTATCTAATATTTTGATTTGATGTTTATCGCTTTCCGTAAATGTAAAATCAAAAGTGATTTCAGTATATATATCTGCATTAGAGTAAGTCGCATTAGGATTACTCGTTTCTTGAGTAGCCTCGTTATACAAAAATAAATTAATTGTATCTGTTGGATAGTATCTTGGAACAACTCTAATTGTATGCGTTAAATTGTTTGGATTTATTACCATAACATAATAATAAAAAAAAGAGATTTTTGTTATAAAAAAAACCCTAAACATTTCTGAATAGGGTTTTGGTCAATTATTATTTATATAATTACGCTACTAATAACTCAAATGCAGTTTGTGTTGCACTATCCATTAATGGTGCTAAATCTCTAGTCGTAGCTACACCAGTTAAGGTATATCCATTCATATCGGTTTTTGCTCCTCCAGTAGTTGAAACAACTGTAAAATCCATTCCGTCATCTAACGCTAAACAATGCCAGTTTCCGTTTCTGTCAACCACAACTGCTTGTGGGTATCCAGCTACTAATAAATTAAACTGTGCGTTTGTTGACGCATCAATTTTCTTTAGTGAAATTGTTAATGTTTGAGTGTTAACTTCTGTTCCAGTATTTCGGTCTCCAACTTGAGATTGTTCAAGAGTATTTAAGTCTCCCTCTAATTCAAATTTGTAAACCTCTGTCAGTCCAGCATTAATTGAAGTTGCCTCTCCACTTGTAATAGTGAAAGCATCTTTAATACCATTATATAAATATAATACGGAGTTACCTCCCAATCCGTCTTTACACGAACGTAAACGTCCTTGGCTAATATCACAACTCATTGTATTTTATTTTTATGGTTAATAATTAATTTGACGTACTTAAATACCAAACGATATCTTGAGAACAATAATATCCTACTGCTGCTCCGTAAACCATTTTCCCTCTTATCTGTCCAGTTAATAGTCCGATGCTATCTTCATCAACTAAAGAAAGTTCGTTAAAATCTGATTGTAATCCAGTAGCAAAAACAACATTAGCTTTTTCAAATACAACTATTGTATTGTCAGCTAATCCGTTTACTTCTGTTAAAGTATAACGTCCGAAACGTACTTGCTTTGGCTCTGCGTTTCCGTCATTTGCAATTCCTTTAGATACTAAATAAAACCAGTATGATTGGAATACGTCTGGAGATACTGCAACCGTCAAATCTTTTCTTCTGATTGCAACTGGTACTGCCTCTAAAACTTTTTTAAGTTCAGCCTCAACATTTGCCTCTGTTATTGGTGCTCCACCAGCAACAATTCCGTTTCCAGCTTTAATAACGTTTCCGTCAGCGTTAAATTGTGCGATAAGTCCACCAAACTCTCCGTCAGTTGCTCCGTTTCCATTCCAAATATCATTGTCAACTTGTTCAGCCGTACTCTCTAACAATTCTGTTTGAATAGCGTCTAAAATTTCAGTTGGCTCATTTGGATTTGATGCCGATGCTCCCATTTGGTCTTCTGACCAAGTTTGTCTGAAATCTTCTTTACATACTTGAATTGGGTTCATTATTTTTTTGATCTCCAATACTTTCTCTGACAAAGTAACTGCTCCAGCTGGAGTAAAGCCACAAGTGTAATCAGTTAAACCACTTGTATAAGCGATTTTTCTCAAGTTCAATTTGTAATTTACGTTTTCAGCTACTGTTAATAATCCTAAACGTAGTGTGTCAGCCTCTTTAAAAGCACAACCGATAATTCCACCAGCAACTTTTCCAGCGTAATTTGACGCTACAGTTACAGTGGTTGCTAAATTTACATTTTCCATTTTAAATTTTCTTTTTATTAATTAATTTTTTGCGTTGTCAATTGCTTGTCTTAAACGCCCTTTTCTAGTTAATGCCACTTTTTTAGTAGCTGGTTTTGAAACTATCGGTTTTGATGCTGGTTGATTGCTCAATTCAGTAACTTCACTTTTTAGTTTCGCATTTTCTTCTTTTAGAGAAGTCAATTCAGTCGAGAAATTGTTAAATTTTTCTTCAAGTTTAGCGTTCATATCTTCTGAATACTTAACCAAAATTGATTTAATAGCATTTACTACATCGTCATTTAACATTTCCTTTTTCTTTTTCTTTTTCATATCGTCTTCTCCACCATATCCAAGTTCTTCGTCTTCTCCAACTTTCTTGTCAACTTCTTCGTCTCCCTCTGCTCTGATTTCCGATACTACTCCGTCATTTACTATTACTAACCCCATTTCTGTTGGATAGTCTCCGTCTGGTAAGCTAATACGCTCTTCATCGCTCATTACGAATACTGGCATACCAACTTCTAATTCTTCTCCGTCATAAGTGATAACAATTTCTCCACTTCTAACTTCTCCCATTTCAACCTTTTCAGTTTTTTTAGTCAAAATGTTTTCTGTAAACCAAACTTCCATTTGGCTCAATAATGATTTTTTTTCGTTTGACATTTCTTCTGTCTTTAAATTATTATTTGACATTTCAATTTCTTGCAAATCTACCATTGCATCTACTGAAAAGCCGTTTACTTTTCCAGTCTTAACGTAGTTGTTCCAAATTTCGTCATTGTCAACTTTCATTGTAGCAATCCAAGATCCTTTTGGATATTCAAAACCAAAGTTATAAGATTTGTCTACTTTAGGATTTTCTACTAACCAGCTTTCAACAAAACTTACGCCCTCGATTGACTCGTTATGTTCTAATTTGCTATTTAATTGGAAACCACTTTGTAAAAAGTTTTGTGATAATTCTTTTATTGTTTCAGCACTAAAGTAAATATTAAACTCTTGACCTCCTTGATTTCGGTAAATTAATTGGTCTGGTTGTAATACTAAGCCCATAACAATACGTTGCTCCTTATCTACATCTGCCAGTCTAATCTCTTGTGGCTTGGACATTGCAATAAAGTGTTCTTGTGTTGCTGGGTCGTCTACTAATGAAATTGCGAAAACGCCTTTTGAATTTTTTTTGAAATTTGCACTATATGTTTTCATAACATAATAATAAATAAAAAAGGTTATTGTTACACTTTTGCAATAAAAAAACCCCAAGCACTTCCCAACGCTTGAGGTTTAAAAACTAAAATCTATTCAAAAAATTACTTTGCTAATATAATAAAAAAGTTATAAACTACTATTCTCGATAATGTTTCTGTCCATTTCTTGGCCAGAGGTTACGTCACTTGTCACAACAAATGCTTTAACTGGTTGTTGGTTTTGGTCATTTAAACTATTTGCAATTTGATTGTCAGCACTTCCCTCAACTAAATTAAAACTTGGTGGTGCTGGTGCTCCTCCTCCAGCTCCCAAACTAATATTTGGAGCAGTTTTTTCTACTGGCTTTGTTGCTAATATCTTTTTAACATTCATTAATCCCATAACACCAACCGATATTGCATTTGCTACTTTTAATGCTTGTCCTAATGGGTCTGGAACAGTTGAAACAGCACTTAACGCTGCCGTTATACCTTGATAAGTATTCATTGTCGCTTGTGCTACTGCAACGCCTTTAGATAATGCACTTCCCTCCTCTGCGATAGCACCTAAAACATTTAAACCAGCGTTTGCAATTCCAATTTTTGCGTCTTGAACGGATTGAGCGTCTTGTTTTTCTTGCTCTTTGTCCTTTTTGTCTTGTTCCGTTTTTTCTCCAGCAATCTTATTTTGTAACTGTAATTCTAACTCGTCATAATACTCATCTAAAGCAAGTTTTGCCTCTCTTTTTTCTGTTTCTGTGCCAATTAAATTTTCAAGATCTTGCTCTGCTCTTTCTCTTTGTAATTCTAATTTTTC